TCATGAAAGTTCCTTAACGATTGGACGCAATATTTCTATAAGCTCATTAAATTCATATTGCGGTACTTTGTTTGAATAAAGCGCATCTCCTTCATACTCTGTGCGAAGACACTCAATGAGTTTTTCTCCAGGACGAGTTGGAATTTTACATGTTTTATAGGAATTAATTCCCAATAGGGCGGCTATAGCTCCAGATATTTGAGTAATGACCGCCCCTTTCATTGCAGGAATTTTTAATCCGCCATTATGTTGAGATAGCCCATTTGCCACCACAAAATGTGCGGCATCTTCAATGGTTATCCAAAATCGAGACATATGTTCGTCTGTTATATAGACGCAATTTTTTTCTCTAAGCGTTTTTACAAACTTTTCAACAACACTGCCGCGGCTTGCTAGTACATTTCCGTAACGGCAGACAACATTGTTGGGGTTTCGAAGCACAAGTCTTTCAGCAATGGCTTTAGACATCCCATAAACATTGATGGGATAGGCTGCTTTATCGGTTGAAGAAAAAACTACTCTATTGACCCCATTTACTCGTTGGGCATGAAGAACATTCATGGTGCCCTGTAGATTTGTAGAAATAGATTCTTCTGGGTTTTCTTCAAGCTTGTCGACATGCTTTAGGGCTGCGAAATGAAAGATGAGGTCAGCCCCTCTTGATGCTTCTATTAGGCGCTTACTGTCGCGAACATCGCCTAAATAAAGAGGCAGAGAGATCTCAAATTTGGACTGCTTTAATTCATCTCTCGAATAGCCCATCAAATAATACGGCTCTTCGCTTAAGATCTTAGCTACCGCGGTTCCTAATGTGCCTGTAATTCCAGTTATGAGAATTTTCATTTTTGAGTTTTTGGTGATCTTAATAGCTGCATGTCAGGATCAATCCTATGCACTGCTACTAAGGCTCCGCCCGTATTGAGGTCAGTAAAAAAGTCTCTAAGCTCCTGTGATTGACCGCGCTTTTTTTTCGCCTGATTTAGGAGAAAAAATAGATAGGCATTGACGGCGAGAGAAACTAAAAAGAGAAGAATAAAAATAGCAAAAACAGTGGCTACGACTAGCAAAGTAAGTTGCATTGCGTTACAAAGTATTGATTTGATTATGGTAGCTTAATTCGCATCTTTTGTACCGAAACTTATGACACTTTTAGAAAAACAGCAGGTTTTCGCCTCTCTTCTCCCACGTCTTATAAATAAAGCTAGAGAGCTAGGCTATGAAGTAACTATTGGCGAGGCATATAGGCCACAAGCCATGGCAGATCTCGATGCGAAAGAAGGAAAAGGCATAAAATGTAGCCTTCATGGCGAGCGATTAGCGATTGATCTGAATCTTTTTAAAGATGGAGAATATCTTACTGATACTAGGGCGTATCAGGCATTAGGAATGTATTGGGAATCTTTATCCCATAGCGAATATGAAACTAGATGGGGTGGATTTTTTGCAAAGCCAGATGGGGACCACTTCAGCATTATGCATGAAGGAAAAGCTTAATATCTGACTCCAGCACATATGAATGAAAATTGGGTGTTTGCTCCCGCAATAGCACCCTCTAATGAACCGTTAGAAAACTCATAATAATAAACTGCGACAGTAAATCCAGCGGAGGTAGCGGTAGAAACGCCTGCCCATACCGTCGGATTAGGCATTGGACTTACCACAATTATTGGCGCAGCGTTAAAAGCAGTATTGAATGTGACATTATATCCTACGCCTGTATTTATCGACGATGTCCAACCTTCTCCTGCGATCATTGTGTTAGAAAGTCCAACGGTTCCCCTAACTATAGCAAGAGGTGTAGTTTGTGAAGATACGCTTGTTACTATTGGAAAAGATGTGCCAGAACTTGAATTATCTATTGTCACGGAGCTAACGGATTGAGCCGTAAGAGTGGCTAGAGAATTCAATTTCAAAGCTCCGCTCATTACAAAGCCATTAGTGTTTTTGGAAAATGTGTATCCGCCCCAGCTAAAGCTAGCGGTTCCATTAATATTTACTGTGTTAATGATCGTCCCACTGACGATCACTGTATTTGAACTCGATGCTCCTAAAACAACGTTTCCATTAGCCGTTAATGTTCCGCCTAAGGTCAGAGCTGAGATATTGAAAGTTTTTGTTCCATCGGTCATTGCGGATATTAGATCAGTGAAGTTCTGATTTACTGCATTAGCATCCGCTTCCGATCCATTTGTGAATGTATTGGTTACCGCTGGATTTGCCATATCATTCCTCTTTTTTACTAGTTGCTTTAGAAGCTAAGTATGCTGCCATTGCTCGGGAGATCGCATTGCCTGGCGCAGCCTCCAATAAATTTGCAAGACCATAGGCTCCAGTTCCAACCGTTGAAGCCACTCGCCCTTTGGTCAAAGCCCTTAAAATCGGCGTTGATGCAGCAGCTGCGGCTGCGGGATAATGCCCACTTGCAGCCAATGTCGCAGCGGCCGGCATTCCTACTGCCCATGATGTCATATCGCCAAGTCTTCCAATAAGACCCGCTCCATGATCAGTTAAAGAAGCTGTCCTATTAGCCATTTTTCTAGCAGCTTCCGCATTGCCAAATTGAGTTTTCGCATCGAGAAAATCTTGCAATCTTTCCGCATCCTGATTCTGAAGAGCGTCTTCTGATGCTTGCCTTAGGGCACCGCTAAATGCTCGATCCGCTTTTATCTTTGCCGCTGGTTCTGGAGCTCGATAATTAGTAGCCGCCTGTTCTGCTGTTTTTTCTGCCTCTATCTGAGATACAGGGACTGGTTCGTTTCCCAAATGTTCCATTAAAGAATCAAGTTTTTCCTGAATTGGTGCTGCTATTTTCTTTCCGGCATTTGTTTCTTGAAGGGGAGTAATTATATTTTCTTGAATATTTTGCGCGATATCGGCTGGATTAACCATTGCATCGCTTTTACTTATTATCTCGCCGATCTTCTGCCCCGCTTGGGCCTTGGTTTTTGCAAGATTTTGTGCAGTAGAAGCTACTTTTTGAAATGGTTGAATGTCTCCGTTCTCCAAAGCCTGTGTGGCTATTTCATCTAACTTTTCTGGACCCAATGCATTTGCGACTTGTGGAGTAGGCCTTAAATGTTGGACGGCCGATCCTATTCCAACTTTTCGGAGCATATTGGAAAGCGCACTTCCTGTAACTTGACCTCCGAGATCGGCCATCGTGCCAGTCGCCGTATCTCCTAAAATATCGCCATAATCGCTATTAGGGACATTCTCATTCAAAAGGTATTTGCGCCCCAATCGTTCTATTTGTTTACCTGCGGCATATCCCGCTCCAGCGCCTAAGGCACTTCCAAAGCCCAACGTTTCAGGAGCAGCAGCTATTCCTCCTGCGATCGCACCGGCCGCTGGCGTTAATCCAAGAATCCAACTGCCCCATTTCTGAACTCCCTTTGCTGCTTTTTGAGCTAATGTATCGTCAGACGATTTTGTAAAAGGCTTATTTTCATCGAAAGCGGGCTTTCCTCCAGATGATGAAGCTGTAGTGGTAAAGGGCTGCGATGGATCAAACTCTGGTTTTGCTTGAGCTTCAGCCATTATTCATATCTTCCGGTGGATGAATTCCAGTTATAAATATGCCCATTTTGAATAACTGTCGGACCATGCGGCGCCACGGAAGGACGCGCTGCCTCAGGAGCTCTTGATTCAGAAACGCTTCCGCCAGCGGGGTTATATGGTTTTTCGTCTTTTCCGAAACCATAATTATCTAAAATTCCATAATAGGTATCTGGATCATTCTTTTTGAGCCATGTATGAGCACCTAGACGTCTTTGCTGAATTTGCTGCATCTGTTTCTGAGCTAAATCAGCCTCTCGATTGATGGTCCCCAAAGTATATTGAGTAAATTCCTGTTGTCCTTGGCCTGTGGGTTTACTTGTGAACCATTGTTTAAATTTATTTACATCGCCCAATGCATCTCTTGGTACTAATGCCTGTACTCTCGAGTCACTGGCCATTGCCCCGGAACTCAGCATGTTAGCCATTCCAATTGCGAGTTCTTCATTTTCTTGTGGAATAAGGTTTCTGACCCCGCCAGCTTTATCGGTTGCTAGAACTTTTAATCGTTGTGCAGTTAAATACTTATTGCTTATTTGACCGAAATTTCCGGCTCTTGATGCATCAGGATCTAAATCTTTCTGAAGCTTTGCCGCTTCTTCTGGAACTTTTAAGTCGATTTGTTGTCCTTGTCTGCTTTCGAATCTATTGTTTTCGTTTTGTTGCCTTGCTCCAAACAATGCAAGCTGTTGATCACGAGTTGCTTGCCTATTTTTCTCTGCTGCCTGTGTCTCAAGAATAGCTTTCGCAAGAGGCGTAATATCATTAATCTCGTTTGCCTGTTTGATAGCCGCCGCACTCATTCCGGGGCGAGCTTCTCTAGCTGGTTGAGCAGGAATGATGGTTTGTGGCTGATCGGGATTATAAGGAATCCCACTTTGCCCCTTAGCTTGCGCCTGTTGAAATAGGTTTGGTTGTACTTGTTCGGGTGTTGCTTCTTGAGCCGTCACACCGCCAGTTCTATCAATCGCTGCTTTGTAATCATCATCGTTCATCAATCCCTGTTGATGAAGAAGGCTATAATGGGCTAATTGACCTTGCTCGGCAGCTTTAGATACATCGCTGTTTGGATCGTTTAATTGCTGGGTTGATGCGATCTGTGATTGAAGCGCGCTATTTTTTAATCCTTCATTTGCAATCTGAGTTTTGAGCAAATCATTTTTAGTTTGCTGAGCGGCTAGGGTTCCAATGGCATCAAGAGCATTTGTTATTGCTCCTATTGTCGCTCCTCTATAACCTGGAAGTGAAACCATTTTATCTCCTTATTCGTCAGCAAGACCCGTTACTGAATTTGAGTTTTCATCAGTGGAAACATCTCCGGCGCGCTCAGGAGTCCCTGTTTTAAATGCCGGCACATCTGGACCTACTTTATGAATCGCTCTTAAGATATGTTCTCCAGCTTTCATTCTTATATGAAATGGGATAGGGGTATTAGGATCATTCACCGCCTTCCAACCCTGATGAAGAACATAATCAGGATCTGAGCGTTTATGGGCTAATGCTCTTTCAATAGCTTGCTGTGAATTTTCATCCATAATTCATCCTTGCGTATAATCTTTAATCGAAGTATTTACAGCGCCACCATTTAATCTTCTTGCAATAGCTTGAAGCTTGGCATTTGGATCAATTGTCTCTTTAGGCTTCATAAAGCAGCAATAATATTAGCTATGCTAAGAGCATTGCTTCCCATTTGATTTTTATTTTGGGAAGAATTGCCCTGTCCCTGTCCGCCTCCATTTATTCTTCTCCCAATTGCCGCAAGAGACCCGGCGCCAGTGGATCCACTGCCCCCTCCAGCCAATTGACCTAATACATCCGCGATATTTGATGGGTCCATTCCGGCATTAGTGGGCGTATTGCCTAATGGGCCAAAAAATGGACCAAGTATGTTTGTCATAGCCATATTTTTTTACCTCAGAAAGAGATCCCTGTTCCCAAGAATCCTCCGCCACCAAGCAATCCTCCACTATGAGCGGCCTGAAATTGCGCCATCGCTTGTTGAAAGGCATCATTGGCCTGATTTTGCGCCATGCCAAATTGCTGATTTTGTAATCCAGCTAGACCCTCTTGCGCACCAACGCCAGCCGAATAGGCCTGAAGTGCCATTTGATTATTGGCTTGATCGGCCTGCAATTGCGCTTGTGCTTGTTGAGTATTTAAATTTGAAAGATCAGATGATTCTTGTTTTGCTGTCTGATTTTCTAGATTCTCTGTTTGTTTTGCTTGGGCACCATTTCCAGGCCCACCGCCAGCTGCTGCAAATTGACGATTAAGAGCCATTTGGGCCTGATTTTGATTCTGGCTATATTGCGTCTTCACATTATTTATCATGGGCTGATAAATACCCGCGGCATTAAGCGGGGTAATCGTCGGCATATTGTTTACCATGCCAGCTAGCCCCGAAAGTGAAGGCATATTGGGCATCGATGTTGGGATCGTAGGAGGAGCATTGCCTCCTCCTAGAAAACTATTTAGAAAGCTACCTAGACTCATCGATACCCCCTAATGTTGTACAAAAATTGCATATGATGAACTTTAAAGCTTTGATTCACCACGTTTTGATTACTAAATTGGAATTGTACTCGTTTGCCAGAAAGGCCACCTAAATAGACTCTAAAATCTTGCTGAGCGTTACCGGTGCCCCAATCTCCACTACCCCAAATGAGTCCACCCGCGCCACTTCCCCATACCGATCCGCCCGATGATAAATCGATTTGAGTAGCTAAGCCTGCGCCAAACTGAGAATCTGTTTTATATGCTAAGTTCATATAAAAATTGCCTGGCAGGTCCACCAATATATTCACATAACGAAAATCTTTCGTAAGTTGCGTATCTTCTACAAATCCAGGGAATTCTTTGGTCCAAAAATATGAATTAATAGCGGTGCCAGCATCATTATAGGTCCCAGTATCCCCAAGCTGGTAGACATATCCATCAGTAAGCGATGACGCACCATAGAGCTTTCCACCATAGATACAAAACTGAGCGACATTTAAGCCAGTGCCGCTCCATGGAACCCATGATGCTAATTGCGATTTTTTGACATTTGAAAGCGAATAGTCCCACACATAAATCGTATTGTTATATGTGGCACTCCTACCTAACGGCAGGGAAATGAAGGCCCTATTTTTATAAGAGATTCCCGAAATATTTCCAAGGTAAGCGTTTGGGACTAAAAACATATCCGGCTCAATGACTTGGCTTTGTAAAAGACTTCCAGCGCTGGTCATTGGCTGAATGGTAATAGTCGGATCAATAGTTTGCCCGCTTAACGCGCCAAAACCAGCGAATACTTCATTTTGAACTGCTGGATGAAGGAGCATATCCTGCCCTCTTACATCACAGCGGATTGCACAATAAGGGGATTTTGAGCCATATGGAGAATTGGTAATGATCTGTCTCCAGTTTGAGGGGTCAGCCACCGTGGCGCTTCCACTTACACTTGGACTTGTATCCACCGAAATGGAAGTATTGGGCGAGCCCATATAATTTATGACTGTGCTTCTCTCGCAAAAAATAACTATATGGTTATCGTATGGAGCAAATCCTTTTACGAGATCACCCGTATTATCGCCCACTCTAAAAAAATTAGTGGACGGGAAAGTAAATGGCCCCTGACCCGGATCGGAAAACCAAACGTAGCTTGGATTATTGACGTCATTACAAAAAAGCATTCCTTGGCAGTAGGCAATAGCATTGTAATTCGGCGGCACTCCATTATCTGTTGGAGCGGGCTGTCCTAATTTCGTATCATTTACCGTATCCACAAAGGTTGTGGTTGAAACATTTCCTATAGCCCCCACATACCAAAATGCTCCGGAGACTCCGCCGCTATTAATGTTTAAAGTTCGATAAATATATCTATCGAAATATCCCATCGAAGCGGTGCTTGCTGTTGGTACGCTCAAAATTGCTGCATATCCGCTGGCAGCGCCAACGGTGAAAGAGACTGGGGGAGAATAATTACTTTCAACAAGATGGGTATTTACTAATGTATAAACATAAACATAATTTCCGCTTGTCGCCAGAGACCCTGTTGTTCCCGTGGCTACCGTTGGAGCATTAGCGGGAGGATAAACTCCATGCTTTGTGAAATAGGTGCCATCCCATTTATAAGGTGATTCCTGCCCATCACACATGAAAATATAATTTTCAGCTAGAGCTGCACCTATTCGATGGCCTGGAGAAAAAACACTTTGTGCGGAGGGCACGGTAATAAAAGTAGTGGTAGCTAAGGTATAAAAACTTCCACCCAGCCATGCGCACATAGTTTCTGAAACTCCATCCTGAGCTCGTCTAGAATACAAACCATCGAATGCATATCCGGCGGAAGTTACAGTTCCCCCTGATGCGACACTTCCACCGCACGGCGTAGTGTTTAATTGAATAGAGCCTTGCCTAGTTGTTACTGCTCCATTTACAAATTCTACATTTAGACAATCTGGGGATTCGTTATCTGGAATGAGAGAAGGTTCAAATTTATTATCCTTTCCACCATCAAAAACAATAAGTTCTTGATCTGGGTAGAGCCTTTTGTATGGCTGATTTGGTGGATTTGAACTTGGAGGCATTTATGCTTCTCCAACGATTGTGACTGGAAGCACGTCTTCCGATTGCACAGTCGCAAAAGAATCTGTTCTTTTAATTCTATTTTTGTATGCTATTGCGTCTTTAACATGTTCTGCCCAAGCAGCTTTATGAAATTCCATATTTCCCAAATCTTTATCTTTCTCAAACATGCGCATTAACAAATAATCGACCATATCGAAGTGAAATAGCGGGGGAATTTCCAATGGATCACTTGTGGCTGTTACTTGTTGAGCATCATTATAGGAGAATATCTCTATGGTGTAGACCATGTCGGGAATTGGACGCAGAGATATACAATAATTGAAATCAGTATAGTAAATAGGCCAACCCATTGTCGTTGCGCTTTGGTTAGACAACGTAATGGCGTCATCATATCTATGAGTAATCCTTTTTATTTTCCTGCCGTTTATGGTGACGCGCTTTAATGCAATCGTAGTAGTTGGATATAAATATTGCTGCTGCCCGGCGACGGTAGGTGTAGTATAAAGTCGCTCAATTAGCCAAGCTTTTTTTGCAAGTTCATGTGATGCCTGCCAAATCCAATTGTACATGAGCGTATCGGTGAAAAACGTATCCCCATTAGCATTATAGAGATCCCTTGCTGCACTAATTATATCGGCGATAAGCATTAGCTATCTCCTGGAATGCTGATTGAAAAACTATCTGGTGTGGTCCCATACATCGTAAATGTATTTCCACCTATGGAATCATATAAATATTGGTAGGTGTCGTTTGGACCGCCGAGAAACCAATAATTGATCAGATTCGCTGCTGTAGAGGCATTCCTTTGATCAAAAAGAACTCCCTCATTATAAAGCTCGGTAACCTGTGCTTGATTTAAGGCGATATTATAAATTGCTAGATCACACAGTAAGCCTTGGAAAACATCTATTGGGCCCACCTGCCCTGTTCCGGGAGGGGGTTCTGTCAATACGACGCCGTCGGTACCAAGTCTTAAGGTATATACTGAATATGAATTTTTAACCTGAGTATAAGCTGGATAACCAGTTGCTTGATTTACTTCATTTGGATATGTCGTTACTAATTGATTTACTCCATTTTTATAAAGACCATGTCCATTAATCATGAAAGTATTTGGGCTCATTGGATTAACTGGCGCACCATTTCCGAGCTTACCGTCATAAGTCCATACGCAATGGATCCATTCATTATTGTAATATTGAGTAGTATCGTCGGTACCGATAGCTCCGCCGATCATGTAAGAATGCCAGGTAGTATTGTCTGAAATAACAAATGAGAGCGTATTACATTGAGCGGTCCAATATAGTGGGCTTACTCTTCCGCTTGCGACATCATCGAAATTCGGTGGCGCATTAGTTCCACTTGCTTGAAACATTCCAAAATTAAAAGACATGCCGCTTTGGCCTGTGAATGGGACTTCATTGCCATTTGCTAAGACAACTCGATCGCCAGTAGTAGGAGAAATTTCCCCAGTCGCTGCTGGCGGCATTTTTACCCATACCACTATGGAGAATGCAGACGTCTGAAAATTGTTATTATATTTTGCGATCCCGTAAGAGCTTTCTCCATTTAGTGAAAGAGAACGTCTGCCAGTAGGCGATGCTATTCCTCCAGGAACATCACTAACAAATGCAACTGAATGACCGGTTCCTTCGTAGTTTCCGACTGAATCAAAGACACTAGATGTAAGCTGGCTATCATTTGGTCCAACCATCGGGAACCAATGAGTGGGAGGTGTCGAATAATTGGCTAAATTCGCAAGCGGAACTCCCACATTCCAGATATTTGCGGCATCAGCGGCAGTTAAAGTTGTGCCATACCATAGAGCAACTTGCGAAATCATCCCATTGAATGCGATATCTCCGTTCACTGCGTTAGGGGTACATATTCTTAAGTTATTTGTACTTGAAGAATGTCCGGAATTTAGAGTTTGAGGATGAGTCCCAACTTGAGTGGCAAGTGCGCTATCTACATAACATAGCCAATTTGTGGCCACACCACTTGTGTCAGTAGTAACGGTAATATTGTGCCAAAGCCCATCATTTACTGCGATATTCCAATCAGCGGAGATAAACCCACCAGGTTGCCCTCCTGAATCTACGAATACAAAATCAACTGTGCCATTTAGCCCATCCGTCTCTGTATTGGCCATTGAAAGTCGCCATCCGCCAGTCGTACTTGTTGGATTATAAAAGGTTCCGATCCATGTTGGAGTAGTTGTATCGCCTATAACAGAACATTTGAGCCAAATTGATACTGAAAACGCTTCCGTATAATCAACATTGAAGGTTTGACCGAAATCAATATAGGAATTACTTCCATCAAAACTTACAGACTGATTATAGACATATGGAGGAGGTCCGGGCGGAGGAGGCGGCGGAATAATCGGCGGAGTCGGTTGAATGGGATCTACATCAACCCATAATGGCTCAGATATAGACGGATCTGGATCGACATCTGTCCAAGGATATGGGTTGTATAGAGCCATTTCACGCCGCTTTCTTTTTTCTATTCAAAGCTTCTTCAACCTCTGGCATAACGAGTTTTTCTGCATTTTGATGACGGACCTTCGTATGAGCTTCTAATTCTTCAGCACTGGGAGAAATGTGCGTGCAGTCTTTTGCCATGCATCGGAATATTGGCGCATCGTTTGGTTTTGTCGCTTCAGTTGTCTCAGGAATTAAACGGATCATTTTATAGAATTTGGAGCTTTCTTCCATTTTGCCTGACATATCGCAGGGGACCGGTCGATATTGTTTTGCATATTCATTGGCTTCAAAAACATCCATGAGTTTTTTTGAACCATCTTTATTGAGCCAGAATGACTTTGCTCCTATTTCCATCTGTTCACCTTTGAAGATCTCTCGAATGGGGTGAACATTGTCGTTAAACACATATACTTTTGAACTTGCATAAGACATTGAATAATTCTCCAATTAGATTGTTTTGATTCTTGTAAGTTTAAGAAAAGCTATGGAACATCAGTCGCAAAAGCACCACTACCCTGCACCGAAAAATTTACTCCATTAATATAATCAACGATAGTACTCGTCGTATCGTTTGGTCCAACCGCGCGCCACCAATTCGTAGGAGGAGTGCCCAATGTTGCATAATTTTGAAGTGGAGTATTATAAAGCGTCGATATTTGAGTGCTTGATAATTTAGTGCCATTCCAAAAAGCCAAATTAGATAATCTTCCAGCCGTATATCCATCCGAACTGGCTTCATTGGTATTATCTATTCCACAAACTAATATATTAGTGGGCGCACCAGTTGTAGTAATTGCGGAATGTGCGACTGTTGAAACTGCTACCGAGCTTCCATTGATATAAAACACAGTTCCAGAACCATTGCTTTGATAAGTTCCATCATCAGTAACGCACAAATGATTCCAACTGCCATCGATGATTGTATTATTGTTCGCAGTAAGTACGTCATATAATCTAGTGCTCGATCCGCTTGTACTCGTCATTAAAAATTCAAGCCTAGGATTTCCAGGTCCATTATCGATATTTACCCTGAAGGAAAAGCCTCCAGTATAAAACGTAGAATTATTATTGCACATGAACCCAAAATATCCGCCAGAACTGCACTTAAACCATGCCGTAACGCTTATTGCAGTTCCGCCAGCCGGCGCCCCGGCCCAGTTTGAAGCAGTTGCAAGATAGGTGCTGCTACCATCAAATACAAAACTTTGCGTACTATTTGAATAGGCAGCAGCACCAGATCCTGAATCTTGAGACCAGGTACGTTGGGCCGTGTATGAATCTGACCATGACATCAATCAGTCCCGCAGATCACCTGGAATGTAATTGGACCAGCCCCACCGGTGCATGTATTTCCAAGTTGGATTTTCATATATGGAAATGCATTGGGAATAGGCACAACACAGCTAGAGACTGCATTTCCTATGAAAAAGGTCAGTGGCCCACTTGTTGCCGTATTAGCGCAAGGAAACATGACTTGATAGAAGGTCACATTATCCGCGGAACCTTGCAGATATACGTTACAAGTAGAGGTGCTGACACTGCCACTAAGAGCTGGAATTCCAAGCCATACATATGGCCAGGATCTCTGACCTAGATTGATAGAGCCGGTAATAGAGCCACCCGTTGTAATCGTTGCGGCAAAATACCGGGATGAACCTTCTGGCATATTAGCTCCTTCCAGTGGAGACTAAATAGAAAACATCCCCAGATGCTACTCCGTTAAGATTTACGCTTCCAACCGTTGTGGAGTTGGTGCCATTTAGATTCACTTTCACAAGAGGAGACGCTGTCGCCATGCTGATTGGGCTCAATTCCGATGAAAAAATATATCCCAATCCTGTCGCGATCGTTCCACTTGCTGAATCTGCGGTAACGCTCTGACAGATGACTCTCGTATTTCCATAAACTGACTTCCAAGCCGTACTAATCGTATAAGCCATACTTCAGTCCTCCTTGTACTTCTGTTGTTTAGTATAAAATCTTGTTCGTAAATACTTCTGGATTTAAACAGGCATCCTTAATGCCTTCATTCATGTTGTACATCATAAGAAAATCATCGACTGGCATCTGCTTAATGCTCATGAGATTGCCTTCCGGATAGGCTCCAAGCATTCCACCCTCTGTGCAATTTATATAAAGGCCAGGAACCGTAAGTGTGACGTATTCTGTAAAGTTTTTGAAACCGAAATACGAATTCCAGGTTAGCACTTTATTGCCATAAACATCGACCCCGCGCATAACGGTTCCCATATTTGCATCGTATTTGGAATTCCAGGAATGGAATTTAATCCCGTTTCCCTGATCATATCCAAAAGAGAAATCAGCCCCCATAAACGCCACTGGATTTGAGCCAAAGATGGCTTTAGCAATATAAAGGCAGCCGCCCAGGACGTTTCCGCCATTAGAAACGAACATATGATACGGTTCGCATTCTGTTACCGTCTGAATGTATTTTTGATCTGGCACTGGAGCATTAAAGAGATAGACTTCCCCTTGCCATTTATTGAAAAGCTCAATGGGTGAACCAATAAATGCGATAAGTTTTTTGTTTTTGGTTCGATCCCAATATTCTTGCTCTGTTTTGCTCCCGCCTTCTGATACTTCTTCTAAAACCACTTTTCCCGCATCCAAAGAAACGTAGTAATCAATATCGACATCTCTATCTTCGAAGAAATGGAAGTTATGGAGCGCAGAGATGGCTAAAATTCCATCCCTGTCTTTAATTTTGGCTCCATTGTAACCAAGACTTGGGCCAGAACCGATGACGAAAGCGGGTTTGTGTTTATTGATATTGAAAAGCTTTCCTACGGAATGATCTTTAAAGCTTTTGAATTTAGCATGACATGCTTTTACGTTTTCACACCAGGTTTTAAGCCATGAATCGATGGTAATTCTGTCTGAAGCACAGGCATTTCCATAAAGCTGCTTAGGAGTTGCTGGCGGATTCTCAATATAATTTTGATAGCTGAGAACCATTTCTACTTTTCGAGGTGAACCCATAAAAAAAATAAATTCCCTTCCTTTAAATTGTTGAGAGTTCCTGTAAGTAGAAAATGGGCCCCAGGGGCATCCCTGAGGCCCTAATTAATCACGAACCAAACGTCCGGATATATGCATACGCGACACCGGCAGAACCAGTGGCTTGTATAACGATTCCAAACGCAGGAGCGCTAAGGGCACCAGTAGCTTCAATCACTTTGCCACTGGAAGTAGCATTAATGACTGCGCCCTGTGCTAATGCGGTGCTTGCTTGACCGTTAATAACGGAGCAGAACCCCTTAGTCATTAGCCAGCCATAGTACGCCGTGCCGATATTTGTGTTGGCAGCAACACCGACTGGAATATCATAACTGGCCACTGCTGACACAGTTACGCTAAACCCGGTATTGGCGCTCATCACAGCCAGCATATTCGTAGATATGGACTGTACGCCTGCATTATAGACATAGACATATTCTGCACCGTTATAGATGCGAACTGTGCCTAGATCTACGCTGTTTGACAGGGTTACGTTTGATACGCTTTCGACTTCGACTGGAAGTCCTTGATAGTTTAATGACATATTAGGCTTCCTTTCTTACGACGTCAGCGCCGTCAATGCGCCCTGTAGACGCATATTGGAAGAGCCGTAAGCGCCCATCCAATAGATTTTTGCCACTTTCACATTTTGGTTCACCGGCTTACTGAACGGCTCGAACCTCATGTCTTCCTCTTTGTGCGCGAAAAGATGCAGGTAATCTTCGTTTAAGAAGAACATGCAATTTGACGGGCAATGAGAGTCCGGAAGAACCGGAATTCCATTAAAGAGGAGCGATTGGAATCCGCCACTTGCGCTATCAGTATCCTGGAAGCGCTGTTGAGGCTGGAGTAGTCCATAGTAGTAATTGAAGAGCGTCCTGGTCGTAATGACGCAGGTCGGGCTCCAAGAACCAATGGTGCATAGATTCCATACCGTCATCATCGCAGATAGCGATGTAGTAGTGGTTGTGGAATCAACACTCCCTGGCTGCCACCACGAATAGGTGGATTGCGAGATCCCACCAATAGTATTGCTGGTGGACATCATATATTGAAGTCCGACAATACTTTTCGCATTCGTGTTGTTTGAGAAAACCCCTGTTCCCAATTGATCTTCCATGTTCTTTTCAGCAATTTTCACTTTGGATTTAACCAAAGAGACCATTTGCTCATCACCGGCGTTTTTTAATTCGTCAGTGCGAAGGATGGAGATATTGGTATAGAGAGCTTTCCAGGTATATTCCGCTGATGTGATCTGATCGTTATCATTAACGTTCAGAGTATCAGCTCCCCAGTACCAGCCGCTGGCTGTCGGGGTGGCATAGTTCAACGGAACCATAATCGAGATTCCGCCATCCACTAGCTCATACGACCGCTTCCTCGCCCGTTGTAAGTACGGATTGGAATTGAAGATATTATCGTAGAGCTTGGGGATGAACTTTCTCTCGGTTATTCCCGAGATCTGATCATATGTAAGACCCATGAGGTCCCCCCTATGTTATTCCTACGCGCGCTTGCTTCTGAGTTCCTGTCGGATCTCATTTTCAAGCTCTTCGTAAGAGGTTTTTCTTATGTCCTTATTGGTCGGCGGCATCCATTGCGTGGATTTCGGGGTGGGCGATTTGCCTAAAACCCCTAATTTCGTTTTCGCCTGTATGCCTTGTGAGACAGCTATTTTGGCCTGTCCCTGTGCTCTAGCGATAAGGTCATTGTGGAGGAGGTCTCTAAAGGCCGTAGAGAATCTTGGAATCCCATTGGCTTGGGCATGTTCCAAGACTCGGAACTCTAGAGATTTTCCATTCTCGTCCAGCGATTGCCAGTCTAAATCCTCATATTCCTTCCGGATGGACTGGATCTCCTGTTCGAGTTTATGATCTTCCGCTCGTTCAACTTCTAAAATCTTTTCTTGCTGCCATTGATTCGCGAATTGCTCGATCTGTGATAATTTTTGTTCTAGAGATTGGAGCTTAGGAGCATATGGATCATTGGCAGGCAATGCTTGCCCTGGCTGTTGTGACGGTATTGCTGTTTGTGCTTGTGTTTGGGGATTAAACTGGCTACGGGCATTCCACTGTTGCTGAATGAAATTCCACCATTGTGGGTTTTTGGCAGCAAATTCGTCGATTTGAAGATAAGGCGCATATTTTTGTTTTTCCGCCTCTAATTGCGCTTTTTCCTGATTGAATTTTTGCATGAATTGCGGCCGGTCATATCCCATCTGCGCCCATTTAATGAGCTGTTCACGGGTGCCTTTAATCTTTTTGCCGCCATGTTCGAATTCAAATTCTTCTTTGGTTTGTGGCTTCTCCTTTTCAGGAGGAGCAGTCATTGGTCTTTCGCTATTACGAGAAGACTTTCCAACGTTATCTGCTAGTAAATCTAATTCCTCAGTAGTCCGTTCCGCTGGAGCCGGAGCTGAGTCTTGTTCTTGAAGTAATTCTTCGGCCATTTAAAAAATCCTCTTAATAATTAGGTGAAGGCTGAGCGCCCACTGATGCATTAGCCGGCAATGGCTGACTGGGTGCTTTGCGCTGTTGTTGTGGAGGTTCGGCTGGGCCTGTGATCGCCTGAATGAAATTATCAGTCGACTGAACGGCTCCTTGGAAAAGCTTGATATCCTGGGGATCGAGTTGATTTCCGGCTGCTTGGATCATTTTTCCAAGCTCCATAAATCCGGTTTGGATCATCTTAATTGCGCCTTCAGGATTAACCTGAGGCTGTCCTGCCTGCGCTGCGCCGGGAGGAGTGCCTTGATCCGCGCCTTGAGTTTGGGCTGGATTTGGTGCATTGCGAGGGATTACCTGCGCCATAGATACCTCTAACGATTAAATTGTTTGGATTCCTGTAAATATAAAAAGCTTACGGTCTTGCCGCGTGCGGAGGCGGTGCAGCTTGTTGCGGCTGAATCGCCCTTAAGTGTGCATCATGCAAAGTGGCTATAGCATCTGCTTGACTCTTATTTGCGGAGGCAACCGTCTGCTGAATCTTCGCTTGTGCCATGCCACCTTGCATTTGTTGCTGTTGCTGCTGCATTGCAGCTTTTTTCTGCTGAACTCTCTGCAGCACAGCTTCATAATTCGGATAATCTAAATTCTTTAAGACTTCCTCATCATCAATTATACCAAGCTGAAACAATTTAAATGAAGTATCAGCTTTCGCCGCTTTCTCAAATGGTAATGATGAGCCGGTAGAGACTCTAACGTCAAAGTCTCCTATGATTTCAATGCGTTTATTAAGCCCATTTTGGGGATCTGTAATATTGGCAAATCTTTGGACGGTAGGATTGCCATTTGCGTCGGTTCCTTCTAGTTTCTCCACATGAAAATAGAAGAATTGATCGGCATTTTGGTCCCCACTTACCCTGACGATCCGAGGAACCGAATAGAATTGAAATACTCGAGAGAGATAAAGCTTTCCAAAATCCTGAAGGAATGCGTCGATATTCTTGGATTTAAGCCTAAGTCTGGTTTGTTGCGCCTGTTGCAGATCCTCTATCGCCGACGCAGCCGTAACATCGGCTGGCTCTACGCCCCGAGACAAGTCCGTTTGCCCGGAGATACCGTCGAAATATTTTCTATAGCGATCGAGCAAGGGCAAGATGAAGCTAGGCATCTCTACACCAGATTCTCTACGCACTTCACTTCCAGCCGTTTTTTCTATTACAAGCCCAGGCTTATTAAAAAGGTTATCTGTATCAATGCCGCTTGTGTCATCGACGATGTAAATGGGATTGCCCATAAGAGAAAGGCAATCAATCGTAAATGCAAGAAGCTTATTAATGGTCTTTTGTGGAGGATCGAGGTTTTCCACCTCACCAACACACCAGAACTCTCTAGGTAAAATGTAATTGTCCATCTTCGCAAATGGATAAAGACCATCATCAAATTCCATTTCGCCGTCTTCAAGAAGAACGCCGCCTGCTGTAATAATCTTTCTGCCCTTAGGGTATTTCTTCTGCTGAATAAAAGTTTGCTTTGGATTCCCAGTATCGTCGAGAACCGGGGTCCCATCCTCATGAAGTTCAAGCTGCATTTCTTCTTGGAAATCATCGTCTTTAGAATATACGGTGATTTTCAGTGCTTGGTTTTTGGCGATGGAATCATATCCACTTGGGCCTTCGACGATAAGCTTTGAATCAGTCGGGGATTTGAACATGACTTGATAAACATCCGCTTTATCGCCTTGTTGGAAATCAATAATATCTGCGGCTATGAATTGAGCTTTATCTGGATATTCTTTTTTGAGCTCTGAAATATCTGTGGGGACCGCGGTAATTACGTACTTTGTCCGTTTGCCGTTTACGTCCCATGCTTGTGGATCGGGAAAGAAATAGAATGGATCTTGGCTTTCAAACTCAATGCAGCCCAATCCCATTTCAGCCTTCGGATTGTAGCCAATATATGCAAAGCCATTCCCATAAAAGTGCGCATCATAGAGAATTTCAACTAAGGTCTTTAACCAATTATTGTGCGCCCAATCATTTTTCGCCACTTTGGTAAGAATGTCGGAAAGTTCATATTGTTGAGGCAACGTGGGCAGAAATTCCAGCTGTGGAGAGGAATCGACAAGTATAGGGACCATCGATTGGATCGTTTCGAAGATAAGATTGAGCACTTCTGAGCTTCGGTAGGACGGCCGCACTTCTTTCCATTGACGACCGCGGAACATTTTGTACCAATCAATCCATCTTTGGTCATATCGCTTTCGATATTTTTTTGCCTTCGAATAAAGGCTATCGACTAATTGAAGAATCTTTTTTTCTTCTGGAGGCGGATTGTAGCCAGGCATTCCGCCATTTGGATTATCTGGAGCCTGATGTTCTTGAAGATATGGAACTGTGATTTCGCTCATGCTGATTTCCTCTGAAGCGAATCAATCCAATCTCGCTTATTGGCGGCGCCGGCCACCGCTGCTGCATAACAACGCCAATTAGGCGGATCTTTTACAAGGGTTGGTAAAGTATTAAGCCATTCCAATCCCTGCGTTCCCCATAGGCGCCAAATTGCCTTGTCCATTGCATCTTTGATGGCTTCTTTAGTGCAGGTTCGTTGCCATTCATATAGGTCACAAATCGCCTTAAATGCTGTATGGGTTATTCCGTAATAAAAATCGGCTGGCTCAAGATATTCATTGATGAGACGAGGAACTATAAATGGCAAACAGAGGCAACAAGATAAGACATTTTCCTCCCATGCGCGCGGAGGCGGGAAGTTATAAAGCTTTGCCATATTTTCATTGGTAACTTCCTGTAAATTAGATTTAAGTTATGAGAGCTGAGACTTAGACATTCTGCGTTTCATTGCATCAGGTTGTCCAGTAGTTTTGGCTTTTTCAGAATAGGCTATTGCAATAGCTTGCTTCTGAGGCTTGCCCGCATTCATTTCAGTTTTAATATTATTGCTGAAGGCCTGTGGTGTACCGCCGCCCTGTAATGGCATTAGCATTCCCCCCAAAAGATAAGAAGCGGGTTCTTTTGTTCCCCTATAGCCTCGAGGCCAATAATAGCTTCATTCCTCAAGGTTAAATCGACGATTTGCTGCATTGTTACGCATTCGGGAACAATGTCCCCTTTACTCAGCTCCAACCCAACCCTTGTCCGCTTCTTCCCAGGCTCGCTCTCGCCTTTGTTCTCGCTCTTTATCGAAATATTTATGGATTGTTTCTGGCTTTTCGTTTCCGATCTCCTCAAGGCCTTTTTGCTTTGCGACCTCATTACGCTGAGCCTTTCCTCTAACAACGCATCCAAGTCCTGGGTTGTATTCCGCTTCCTCAACCCTAGTGCCATAAAGATGCGTTTTACGAGGCACAAACTCCCTAGTCGCAACGTATTGGCACTTCGGGCAATTCTCATCATCATCGTAATAACGAGCTGATTTGATTACTTCGAAGTCGTGCGAGCAATTTTCGCAATGGTAACAATAAACCATGAATTAACGGACTTTTGCCGGAACCTCGGGGACCGCACCATGCTCCATATCGGCTTTATTGAGCGTATAGTTCTCTAAGCCATCACTGGAATCTTGATGAGCGAACTCACCCTTTTGAGAAGATGGTACTGTGGGACCTCCGCCTGAATCGAAGGTCTCATAGCCGCCTTTATTGCTGGAGCTTCCGCCCTGTCCTGGTACATTCATTTTTCCCATGATTATTCCTTTGTTAGAAAGTTCGACCGAGGCGTCTCATTATGGCAAGAACCCCTGGCCGCTGAGAGTTGGGTGTATGTAAAAAATTTGCGTGGGAATTCTCAAAGCTTTTTTGAGCTTCGGCATTGAGTGGGGCAGATATTTTCAATTGCCCATAATAATTTTGGTTAGGATCCTCAATTGCATGCACAGCAAGTTTTACGTCTGGCTTTACTTGTGTCATTATATTCCCCCAATTAAACGATTCTGGTTCTAAACTTGGATCTCGTCAATCTCTTGAATCTAGCCTCCTGCGATTCTTGCCGCTCTTCATCAGAACCATCATCAGGAGTATAGGGCGTGAAGCGCAATTTTGAGCGATATGTCCTTAGTGTAACAAATCTATTGGCCGACATGGCATGATCATTTTGGCCCACCGGGCCAGTCTCTTTCGAATCGTCGTCAGAACCGAGATCAACCGGCTCCGGATAGTGATAGGTTTCATATTCATCAATGGTATATGGCGAGGTTCCTGCAAAGACCTTATAAGCTCCTGTTTTGATAAGTTCATAATGTAAGTCCGTCCCGACTTGAATATCGCGTTCCGGCACAGCCACTGCTGGGAGACCGTTTTGGTTGAACAGGAGAATATTTTCTGGTCTCTCGTGACCACAATAAAACTGTTTGATTCCAAAGACTGACATTTTTTGCTTTGCGACATTCATTTGCTCCGGCACCGTCATCCCTGTGCGGTAGAACTCAGATACCTGATAATGCTTTCCATCCGGTGTAATCGCTCTGACAACGATGACAAATGGCTCTGTATGTCCCCAATCGATTCCCCCATAGAAAACAGTTCCTGCTGGAAGTTTGAAAGGTTCACAGATGTTATTGGTATCATCGAAACAGTCGTAGACGAGTCCGGTTTGTTTTCCCCATTCTCCCCCGAAGAGCATTTCAAATCGTCTGGGGTCCATACTATTTCGCATGGCGCTCCGTTTCGCTGGGTCGTGGAGCGAATGGAAAGGATTATCCCAGGATGCGGCTTGGATAAGCTTAATGTCAGAGAGTAGTCCTTTGGATTTCGGTTTAATGTAATCTTTGTAGAGCCAATTTCGTGAATAAGGACTTGTTGTGTATAAGCCCCTTGCTCCGACTGAGGCGGCGCGGGCTTGAAGGTTTTCATGAAAATAGAGAGATACTTTGCCAGCTTCATCGAGCCAATATGCCCTAACTTTAGGAATTCCCACAATGGAATCTGGATCGGTTTCCGTTCTAAAATAAATAGGACGTTTGTCCGCTAGTTCGAACATTCCATCCACTTTGTGCATTGTCCCCATATGCCCCATGAACTTGTGAAAGTAGGGCATTATGCTTTGCTGCATTATCTTGAAAGTGGGGCTCATTATCAGAAATGTGGCTTCTTTGTCTGGGAAAGCATGGAGCTGATTCATGAACCATAAGGCGCCCGCGATGCTCTTGCCCCATTGAGTCCCAGTCGCAGCGATAGTCATATCGGAAGCTGAATGAATTAACTGAGATTGTTTGGGGCTGTGGGGACGGAATCTGCATTGTTCTTCCATTTATTTTCGGTCCAACATTCCAAACAAAATAGCCCATGGTTCATTCCCTTGGTGCCCGCGCCATAAGCGATAGGCTCAGCATCTGCAAGTAATTCAAATAGTGGTTTGGTGCACCCTTTACAAAGAATGACTGTGCCTTTTTGCGTGCAAATGATTACGGCCCGCTTTCCGTTGACGCTACATACAATGGTTTCTGCTTCCTTAATCATTAGTTTCCGCTGCTGCGGTGATGAGCCTTTTTTCGCCTATTGTTTCACCTTCATCATTCAATATTTCAACTGCGGTAAATTTACTCCCATCTCGAGTAGTGATGTCCATCTTTTCATCGACGCCACAATAATGGCTTAGAAACCTGAGTAATACCCTATCTGATCCTTCTTGTATTCTCTTCCAGGCTAGCTTTTTGAGATTGGAACGGCCGATCTGCTTACCTTCCTCTAATTCTGTTTCAAAATTACGCAATATTGAATTGACTGAGGTATTGAAAATAGCCGCTATTTCCCTCGCACTACAGAATAATGATGCAAG